TTTTAAGGGGAGAGAGGAGAGCGCACACACAGAGAGTGAACGATTCTAAAGGGTTTACGGGAGCAATAAAAACCCCTCCCAACGTTCTGAGAGGGGTTTGCACAGGAAGCTCTCAAATGTTCGCTTAGGTCAGATGGCAGCCCCCTTTCGTGTCCGCTTGGGACTAGGTTTGACTTCTGGTGCAAATTTGAGGCAGCGGCAGAACCGTCCACAGCGATCTTGAGAGAGGCAGTCAGATAGGTGGAAATGGGCAGCTGGGGGGTGCCCACAGCGACACAGGGGCGAGGGGGGCAGACTGCCACCTTTTCGCTCCGATGGCTCTAATCGCCTCCGCTGGCCCTTCGCGCCCATCTCTAGAGCGCCCTCCGAATCGTCCCAGCCCGCGCCGCCAGCTGTGCTCGCCTATCCCTCTCCTGAAAATGCCATTCCCTCGACCGGGCGAAGTCCAAGAAGGCCACCTCCGCCGCCCGCGTCACCCTCCCGCTACACTGACTAGCCATCAGACTAGCCTGCATCCGGCGAAACTCCTTGTAGATTGCTGGATAGGGATTCCCCGGCTTGCACCTGCACATCAAACCGCATACTATACAGCTGCTCATCTCATCCTCCCTAGCGTGTCAGAATATTAACAATCACCTTCCAGACTCCCCTTGCGATCAGCACCCACCCGATCACCATCAACACCATAATCTCCGGGGTTCCCATCACTCACCACCTAACACATAATCCCTAGCGATTTTCAGACACTCCGTCATTTTTGAAGTAAGGTCTAACTTAACCTCTGCTAATTCCACATATGTTTCCCCATAAGCAGTTTTTCCTGTCTCATCATCGGCTAACATCACACACAATCTAAATCGTGGTCCTGTTGGTTCATTTTTCCAATTCGCTAAATCACTCATTCTTCTCCCTCCAGTCGAGCTTGCTGATTCCTAACGCACCACTCGACTACGCACAGACATATGCAACTGTTTCAAAAGCCCTTCCGACACACAGACTTGATAGCTTTCATAATAATACTCACCTGTTTTAGGCGCATCTACCGTTACCATCAAACTCGCTGTTCTTGTACCCTCCCTACACTTCCACTCGGTGGAGGTCTTCAAAACAGGCACTGGCTCCGAAATCACGGGCACGGGTGTTTGAGCTATGGCAGGCAGCGAAAATAATATCAACAATAATCCACCAACCAAGCGATTACTCATCTTCTAACCTCCGCTGTAAATCCCTATCATGCTGCCCCTGCTCCTCCCTCGACTGCGCCAGTTGCCTCTCACTCTCCGCGTTCTCCCTACGCAATCGCGTTAACCACTCTGCGTATGTCTCTTCCAGCATTAACCTATTGCTAACTAGCTCTCTGAAAGTTGTCATATATCCTCTCCCTTTCTCACATCTTCCCAATACTCACGATCTTTCTCTTCCCAATCCGCAATCTCCTGCTCAATCACATCCTGAATACACTGGGCCAGCTGCTTACGATGCTCAGCGGTGTTGACCGACTTCGAACAATCCGACAAAAAACTCTCCGCCAGCTCAGCACATTTTGTATCGAACATTACTCTCCCTCCAACCTGGGCTCAGCCTCACCCGCATCCTCGGGACAACTCTGCTCGAACGTCATCACATCCGCACCGTCAATATTCACCTCCCTCGGAATCGTGGGGTGATGCCAACCATGCTGTCCACCCCAAGGGTCAAACAGCGGCTCGATAGGCAGACCGCAATTCTTACACAACACAACCGCTCCAACATTCCGCGTGCTCATCGTCCCTCCGCGAGTTTGAGAGCGGCTTTGGCCTGTGCAAGATACCACTCCGGGTCAACTGATTCTCCAGCAAATAAACCATGTTCGCATGCGCCGGATATTATGGCTTGCAGCGCCTCCCGCATGGCATCGAAACTATTGACCGCTTGGCAGATGAGAGCGGCATTAGCATTTCCATATATTTCGGCCACATCCCATGCGCGATTTGAACTATCGGACACAGACTGGACTAACAATCCTTCGCCGGTACTTCCAACTACCTGCCACGGCCTAGCTGTCGCAAGCTTAGTGTCTGTCATGATTGCACCCCATGATTCCTGGTAATGGTCCGTTCGATAGCCTCCCACCTCTCACGTTCGCGTGTCATCGGGACGCCTCGGTTACTCTGCCACGGGTGATAGTGCGAAAAACCTCAACGCGTAGTGTATTGTCGGGACGCGATCTAAACATATTGGCTATTTCCATAGGGTAGGTTCCATGTGCAACCAGCGCAGCATCGGGATACTCGGGAGAATGTAGCCAAGTGGAACCACCCGTTACGGCAGAACAGTGACAAGCTGCATATTGCTGCTCCGTGATATCTATCCAAGTTTTCATGTATCGTCTCCTCGGTTTATAGCCCCTGTCAGGCTTTATGACTGCTACGCTGCTAGTTTCCCCTTGATGCTCCAGAACAATTCTTTGCGTGTATTGATATCATCGGTGCCCATATAGCAGCGCACCAGTTCCCCATACTGCTTGACGGCTTGCTCCAGCATCGTCGCCAATGGAGACTTAGGGAGCTGTGGCACGCGATGGCAATTATGTGCCCATTCAAAATCTCCATTCTTCCAGAATCGTGCAATATAGTAATTATCCTTGGAATCGCTGGACAATTCGCACCAGTTAACAGAGCTGGTGAACTGGATACCGTCTTTAATCATGGCGTTTCTCCTTGTAACCTCTAACCTACAGATAAGCCTCTCGTGAGAGGCTTAGCAGAGGGTTAGAGCACAGCTACTAGAACACGCGTGGCATCCATGTAATGAATGGCACCTTCTATGGAAGATTGTGCTGCCCGGCAGACTAGACCCTCAAGTACAAAATAGCGGTTGGTGGTATTGCTATTGCGAACGATATTTACAAGCTCGTTCAACCGTCCGCGCAATTCCGGCTTGTAGGCATACGGTTGCGCCAATGTGCCTAGAAATGAGCCAGTGTTGGTTTCCGCATCCAACTGGATATAGTTATCGGTGTACTGAATGGCAGTACCAAACAACTTTTCCTCTAGAACGGTTGGAACAATGGCAACCTTGCGTGTCATGTCGTTATCTCCCTAACCTCAGCTAACAATGCTATTATTCCAGCATCCCGGGAATAAGTCAAGAGAATAATAGTACTATGCCATATTCGGTACTCTCTGTTGTCGAGCTTGACACTAGGCGGGTAGAGTTTGCTAGACTCCAGCCATGCCAGAAACACTCGAAATGGCTCCCGAAACACACTACAAACCAGCCCGATTGCTCCCCAAGAGGCGTAAATTCGTCAATGAGTACATTAAAACAGGCAGTGCGCGGCTGGCGGCGAAACGTGCTGGTTACAAACCAGATAACGCAGCTGAAATCGGAAGCGCACTGTTACTGGTCCCGGAAGTGCGTCGCAGCATCGAAGCGAGACTTGAAAAACTCGATATCAAAGCCGAATCGGTGTTGCAAGAGACTGCAAAGCTTGCATTTAGCAACATAGCTGATTACATGGCGCTTGATGCGGAGGGAATTCCGCGCATAGACTTCAGCGAGGCGACGCGAGCGCAGTTTGCGGCGGTGCAAGAGATTAGTGAAGATGTGACTGGCGGCTCGGGAGATGGCGAGCGCGTTAAGATATTGCGACGGAAGATTAAGTTACAGCCGAAACTCCAGGCGCTGGAGCTGCTCGCGGACCATCTCCATCTGAGAGATCAGCGAGTAGAGGTGGACATTGGAGACCAGCTGGCGGAGAGACTTCAACGCGCCCGCACGCGCACACTCGATGCGATCGCACCTGAGCTGGCGTCTGCTAGTGCCACGCCTGAGGATGCACAATCAGTAATCAACTCACACTCTAGTAACCAACTAGTCAACACTCACATCGTTCGAGATGATTCTTTCGACGGGGCTGAGCAGCATGAGACTGCGCTCGCTCAGACTTCAACTTCACTGCCCCCCTGGGGGGGTGGGGAGGGCGACATTACCTATATGGAAAATCTAGCGCCGGGAGAGGTTGGAGATGCTGGAATAATGCAGCTTGAGATGAGCTTTGAGATGCAGGCTGAGCCGCAGCCCCCGTCCGCTGAACCTCCGCAAGCTCAACTAGGTTTTGACTGGAGAGACTGATGAGAGATATTCGTAAGTTGAAGGGTAACGACAAGCTCACTCCTGCTGAGTGTAAAAAACTGGACAGAATTCTTGACCTCTGGCTAGCAGACTGTTGGCGTCGAGCTTGGCAAGTTGCATTGGGTAAAAAGGTTACTTCCCGCTAATGCCCCTCGCCCCGCCCAAGAATCGCCAGTTCAGACAGAAGGATAACGAGATTGCTGATGAGATTCAGGAGAAGTATCATAATGACCCTTTCGGCTATGTGATGTGGGCCTATCCGTGGGGGGAGCCCGGACCTCTCCTGCATGAGAGTGGGCCCGACACCTGGCAGCGGGCGTTCTTGAACGACTTCGGCGCTAAGCTCAAGGCGAACCGGTTCGATGGCAAGACTCCCGTGCCGCCCATCCGAATGGCTATCTCCAGCGGGCACGGGACCGGCAAGACGACCTTGTGGGCGTGGATAGTGAACTTCATCATGTCCACTCGCCCTCACTGTCGGGGGACGGTCACCGCCAACACTTTTACCCAGCTGGAGACGAAGACTTGGGCGAGCATCCAGAGGTGGAGCAAGTTATCTCTAACTGGTCATTGGTTCAACGTGACCGGGGATAAGATGTTCTTTCCGCGCTCGAAGGAGAGCTGGTTTGTGAGTGCCCAGTCCAGCAAGGAGGAGAACAGCGAGGCCTTCGCCGGTCAGCACGCCGCCGACAGCTCCAGCTTCTACATCTTCGACGAAGGGTCCGCCATCCCCGATAAGATATTCGAGGTCGCTGAGGGGGGACTGACCGACGGGGAGCCGATGATCTTCATCGGGGGCAACTGCACGCGCTCGAACGGCAAGCTCCATCGGGTGTGCTTCGGGAGTGAGCGCGACAGGTGGGACCACCGCACCGTGGACTCGCGCCAGTCGAAGATGGCCAACAAGCAGTTGATTGGAGAGTGGGCGGGCGATTATGGAGAGGGAAGCGACTTTTTCAGGGTCAGGGTGCTGGGACTCCCTCCGGCTGCCAGCGAGAGTCAGTTCATTGATGCTCAGCGGGTGGCGGAGGCTCAGCAAAGATTACCGATAGTGTTGCCTGACGAACCGCTGGTGGCGGGGGTGGACTTCGCGTGGGGCGGCGGGGACGACAACGTGGTGAGGTTCCGGCGCGGCAACGATGCTCGCACCATTCCGCCCATCCGCATCAAGGGCGAGTTCACGCGGGACCCGATGGTGATGGTGCAGAAGCTGGAGGATGTGTTGACGAGGGATTGGAAGATAGGCGATGGGCGGATGGCGAAGGTGGCGATGTTGTTTCTCGACAGTGCGGGGATAGCTGGGCCGGTCGCTGCACGCCTCAGGGAGATGGGTCATTCGAACTTGCGCGAGGTAAACTTCGGCGCTCACTCACCCGATTATCGTTATGTCTACTACCGCGACTTCATGTGGGGCAAGATGAAGGAGTGGCTGGCGGGGGCGGCGATTGACAACTCCAGCGAGTTGGAGGCAGACTTGGTGGGACCGGGCATCGTACCGGATGCCAAGCAGCGCGTGAAGCTAGAGCCTAAGGAAGCCATGAAGAAACGCGGTGTGGATAGCCCGGATGATGCCGACGCCCTCGCCCTGACGTTCGCCGCGCCGGTCATGCCGGGGGGACGCAAGCATACGGTGAAATCGCCCGTGCGAGTTTGGGGCTAGCGAATGAAGCTGGTCATCATGGTAATTAGCGACACCGGCAAGGTGAGGGGTGCGGAGTTTGAACTCACACCCGAAGAAGAGTCCATGCCGATTGCAGATATTGTGGCGAGGCGTTATAGTGAAGATAATGACAAGCAGGCGATTAACTAGAAGGTCAGCTTGATGCGCGACCCCCGGATGATTATGGGGATGGTTATTTTGATGGCCATGTTTGTGCTGGCGTTGTCGATTGCGCTGGGAACGGTGCATAAGGATACTAGTTTTGGATTAGAAATAGTGCTGGGTTCTCTTAGTAGTTTGTGTGGAGCGTTCGCTCAGTGGGCTTTCAGCAGGAGGAGTAGTGATGAGTAAGCTGACCAGCAAGTCCCGTAACGCGCTCGCTGACCGGACGTTTGGATTGCCGGGGGAGCGGAAGTATCCGCTAAATGACCGTGCTCACCAAATTAATGCAAAAAGTCGTGCGACTCAAATGGAGAAGGCTGGAAAACTTTCCCCATCGTCGGCAGCTAAAATAAAATCAAAAGCTAATCAACTTCTTCATAAGGGAAAATGACTGCTTACGAAAAAACGAAAGCATGGCGAGAACGTCATCCTGATCTTCGCGCTTACCGTGCTGAAGAATCTCGTAAGTGGAGAGCAGCCCACCCTGAAAAATCTGCTGAAATCAAAAAACGTTTTAGAGCGCGTCATCGAGATCGTATTTTGAAAGAAGATGCTGCTTATAAACGTGAATGGCGTAAAAATAATCCTGAATCTCAACGTGTACGAATGGCTAGATTTACTGCCAAGAAAAAAGCTACTCAAGAATTGGTAGCCGGTCGCCCTCGTCCAACAGTATGTGAACTTTGCAATGAGCTAAACCTTAGAGTAGTATTTGATCACTGTCATCTAAGTGGTAAATTTCGTGGCTGGCTTTGCGATAGGTGTAATAAAACTCTTGGGCATGTTAAGGATTCACCGGAGTTGTTACGAAAATTAGCTGATTATCTTGAGGCTCACAAATGAGTACCCTCCCCAACGCACTCGCCCAGCGAGCGGGCGTTCGCAAGAAGAAGCCTCTCCCCAAAGGTACCGCGACCATGACCATCGAGCCCCGCCAGCCTGAAATTGGCGAGCATCTTGATAATCCACCCGAACCAAAGGTGGAACTCGATTACAATCGAAAATTGAAACGCATCCAGAGAGCTTAGGAGGAATCGAAGATGGCGGTTATTCAGGATGGAAAGTATACGAGGATTATCAGTCTCACCGAGATGGGTGTTGAAATCGTCGCTCATAATTTCTGTCGCCGCGTGCTGGTGCAGGAGAATTATGATTCCGCAACCGGCGCAACCACCGACTTGGCGATGGAAGCTCCTGTCGGGGCGGACGCGGTGATTGTGTTGAAGGGGGTGCCAGCGATTTTCACTGCGGCGGGTGGACCGAATGGTCAATATACGCCCGGCACCATCGTGGGCAAAGTCTACACGGCAGCCGGTGGCGGCACCGTTGAGGGCCAGCAGATAGAAAGCCAGCTGATATGAAAATTAGTGTTCGCTTTGATGTAGGTGAACCTTTCAAAAAAGGTTCTCAATATTGGGAAATATCAGCAGATGGTGAAAAAGCTGTTGATTGGCAGGAGATATATCGCTTGTATCTTCTAGCAAAAAAAGCAGAAATAGAAAATTTAATGGAATCCCAGGTAATTTAGCCATGAATGCTTATCTTACCTCTAACCTGAGATGTGAGTATTGCGGGTGTGTGATGGGAGTGACGCAGGAAGTGAAAGACCACCAGGTGGTAGGAGTTTATGTAACCTGCGGCTCGCCGCCCTGTAAGTATTATGAGATCAAGTTTCATGCCCCTCAGATGGAGTTGAAGGAGGCTTAGCGTGAGTGACCTAATGCCTATTGAAGAATTCAAAAAAATATACATTGAACCTGCTTGTAAGGAATTAGCCAGAAAAGTTATCAACAACGAACCGCTTGATAAACTTGAAATGCAGGTTTTTCAAAATTATCTGTATCAGGTGAGAAAAGATGCAGAACGAAGTTGAAGTAATTCCATTCGTCGGCCAGCTCACGGGTGAGGCCATCCGGGAGATGTTGCAGGCGAGGTTTCAGCAAGATTATTTCAGGATAGCCCATTCGTTGGCACCAGAAATGTTCATGCGTCACGCCGCTCTGAGCAGCGCGGTCGCAATCGCCACCCGACGGGAGCGCGAACGTGGGTAATCAGTATGATTTCCGCCAAGCTACCCCGATGCCGGTGGATAGTGCGAAGTTTATGTCCAACGCACTGGGTCAGCTGAATCAACGTGTGCCTTATCAGATGCCCGTGGGGATGCATAAGATAGGTAATATTGATGTAAATAACCGTCCTGTGGTTCATAACGATGATGGAAGTATCAGCACTGTTTTTTCCACTCGCGCTCCGTTAGGAGATGGAAAGTGGGCTTTGATTCCAACGATTGTGAACGGAAAATTTTTAACTCCCAGCGGTAAGAAGCCAAATGAGAAAAATCCCGCTGAAATGCAGGCTTTGGAAGATGCAGCCACGGAGCATTTCAAAAAGTCTGGCGAGCATCTGGGGATTTTTGATTCCCCCGATGCAGCAGATAAATTTGCAGAAATAACTCATGCTTGGACACCGACAGGTACGGGTGAGCAGGTTTTTTTGCCTTATAAAGCCGACATGGCGCTGGGTGGTCAGTGATGGGGAATAGTTACGACTTTCGCCAGCCCGCCGACGACAACGACGCGGACGACTCCAACGCCCCCATCGGCACCCCCAAGTCTGGCTACGCTCCCCCCAGCGATGGACCCTTCGAGTGCGTGAGATGTGAACACTACGCGAGCATCAACGGGACGCATGGACATTGCGATCATCCCGAAGTTATCGAGGACTTAGGCGAACCGGCGACGGTTGCCAGCAGGGGTTGCTGCACGTATTTCCGACCCGAGGAATCCGATGAAGCTACCGAAGAATAATTATGAGCTGTTTCGGGTGCTGCGGGACCTCCCGCCCGCCGACCAGCAAGCCGAGTATGCTAAGCTGGCGGGGCAGGTAGACTTTAAGGTAAAGTCTCTATCGTACATTATCAAGAAGGGTACTCAGCTAGACGAGATGCTTGGAGGAGGCGGAGATGCCTAAGTTTTTGGAGAAGAAGTTGAAGGCTCAGTACGGGGCAGACAGCAAGATTCCCTACAAAATTATGAACTCCATCGGCGCGATGCATGGCAACAAAGAGACCGCGAAGGGTGCTGCGATGGAGAAGAAGCATGAGTCGGACACCGAGACTCACTCCTACGACTTCCGCAAGCAACGTGGCAAGCGAGCGCCCGTGAAAATGAAGCTGAGCAAATAACTTGGCCAACGATTATCAAGGGATTCTGGACGCCTCCACGCCGGACGGCAAGTTACTCAAACGGATACGCGACAGGTTCGAGCTGGCCATGCAGGAGTGGAAGGATATCCGCAGCGAAGGGGCGCTCGACATGCGCTACCTCGCCGGGGACCCCTGGGATGACCGCGAGAAAGCCGCCCGCAAGGACGAGGGGCGACCCGCGATGGTTTTTGATGAGCTGGGGCAATATTTGAACCAACTGGTAAACGAAGTCCGCATGAATCCCCACGCGGTGAAGGTTACGCCCAAGGGAGCGGGCGATCTCGACAAGCAAGCTGAGGTTCGCGCCGACATCATCAGAAACGTAGAGTACAAGTCGAACGCCAAGGCTGCCTATCTGGCGGGCTTCGAGAATTCTGCCAGCCGCAGTTATGGCTTCTGGCGCATCACCCGAAAATATGTGAGTGACCAGAGTTTTGAGCAAGAACTACTCATCAAACGCATCCCCAATCCCGACAACGTAATCTTCGACCCCAACTATAAAGAAGCCGACGCCAGCGACATCAAGTATTGCTATCTCATCGAACAGATGCCCCGCGAAGAGTTCAAGCAGCGCTGGCCCAAGGCCAAGTTCGTAGACTTCAGCAACGAACTGATGATGCTTGCTCCGAAGTGGATTAAGGAGCAGGAAGTCCAGGTGGCTGAGTATTGGGAGATTGAAGAGACGCCCACGAAGCTGCTGATGGTGCAGAGCGCAGATGGCAGCCAGCAGATGATGACCAGCGAGGAGTTCGCTCAGGCTGAGAGCGACGCAGAGAAAGCTGGCGTTCAGTTTGGCGCAACCGTTCTGATGGAGCGCCCCCTGACATCTCGCAAGGTGATGCAGTATTTCACGAATGGTGTCGAGGTGCTGGAAAAGCTGGAGTGGGACGGGCAGTGGATACCCATCATCGGATGCTTCGGTAAAGAGCTGTATGTGGACTACGGAAGCGGTCCGCAGCGGGTGCTGATGTCGCTCATCCGGGCGGCCCGCGACCCTTTTATGTTCTATTGCTACCTCCGAAGTTGTGAGGCCGAAGAGAGCGCCATGACCCCCAAGACTCCCTTTATCGGAGCCGAAGGTCAGTTCGAGGGCCACGAAGACGAGTGGGCGAAGGTCAGCAAGGCGCCGCTAGCCTATCTGCAATACAAGCCCATCGTGAATGCCGCGAATGGTCAACCGCTCGGACCACCCATGCGGCAGCCCTTCCAGCCTAACTTTGCAGCTTATGAGATTGCAGCCGAAGCCGCCCGCCGCGCCATCCAGGCTGCGATGGGCATCAGTCCTCTCCCAACCGCCGCTCAGCGCCAGAATCAGAAGTCAGGAATCGCGCTCGAAAAAATGCAAGCCGCCGAGCAAAAGGGCAGCTATCATTTTATCGACAACTTTTTGATGTCCCTCGAACACTCAGGCCGGGTGCTGAACGACCTGCTCGACAAGACTTATGACACCGCCCGCGACGTGGGTGTGCGCCACGCAGACGGTCAATATAGCGTCCAGCGCGTCAATGACCAACAGCATCCCCAGGCGGTCGATCTGACGGGCGATGCTCACGATGTGACGATCTCGACGGGTCCCAGCTACGAGTCCCAGCGTGAAGAAGCCGCTGACTTCGCTGATACCATCTCAAAACTTCCCGGTGTGTTTGAAAAAGTGGGCGACCTTGTGACGAGACTGAGAAATCTAGGTCCCATTGGTGATGAAATCGCCAAACGGCTCGCCCCACCGGGAGCTATTGGCCCAGACGGCAAGCCCCTCCCGCCCGAGGTGATGCAGATGGTCACTCAGCTCAAGCAAGCCCATGACCAGTTGCACGCTTACGCCCAGCAACTCGAACAGCAGTTGACAGAAGCCAAGCAAAAAGAGCAAGCTAAGGTTGTTGATAATGAATATAAGGTAACTCTTGCTAAGTTGGATAATGAAACAAAAATAGCGGTCGCCGAAATCAACGCGAAGGTCCAGGATGTCCTGTTCCGCATCGAAACTCAGCTCAAGGCTTGGCAGGACATGCACGACGCCGCTCACGAACACGCCATGCAGACCGACCAGCAGGCGCATGAGCAGAAATTAGCTGAGTCCGCGCAGGCAGCTGCGGCTCAGCAAGCAGAATCTCAGCAATCGCAGCCCGCTGAGTAGACACCCGCAGAACAAAACGATGGTATCTGCGGGCGGGTTATTTAACAGGAGGATACATGCCGTTTCCACAGTTAGTGAACACAGGCGCGTTTACGTTGGCGAATCAGAACATTATCAATAACAACTTTGCAGCTCTCGCAGGCGTGTACACTCCGGGGAATATCTGGTTTGTCAACGCCAACGGAGGCTCGGACCAGTTGGATGGAAATTCATGGGCAAACGCTCTCCACACAATGAGGGAGTGTTTTTCGCGCCTATCACCAAACGACACCATCCTGTTCATCGGTCAGGTGAAGGAACAGTTGGTGGCTCCGCTGGGTGTGAGCAACGTCAAGATTATTGGCGCTGCCACCCGCACCCGCTATGGCAACGAATCGAGCTTCGGGCATCCGTTGCTGGATGCAGCTTCAGCGTGGCGACCCCCAGCCTCTCCGACCGCCGCCACCCCGCTGCTGGAACTCCGTCAACAGGGCTGGCTGGTGTCGAATATCCTGTGGGACGCTCCGGCAGACGCAGCGGCCATCCAGCTGCATCGCGCCGAGAACGCCACCTATCCCGACCCGTCCAGCTTTGTCGCAGATAACTGTCAATTCAGCGACGGCGAAGGCGGAATCTACGACGTGGGCGGCTGCTACAACATTCTCATCCAGAACTCCCGCTTCCGCGCTCTGACCACCGCCATCAAGACCGTCAGCACCGGAATCGCCGTACCTCTTCGCAACACCATCCAGGGCAACACGTTCATCGGCAACACGAATGACATCAATGGTTCGTACTCGCAAGCGGTTATTCAAAACAACCTGTTCCTGAGCGACAGCACCGTCACGATCAACACCATCGCGGTCAGCGCCCAGGGCGATCACAACATGGTTATCAACAACTACGTGCCGAACGTCGCAGCAGACATCGACCCGGCACACGGATACACGGGAAGCGCCACTGATGTGTGGAGAACCTTTGCCACCGACCAGGCCGACCCGGTTATCACTTCGCCGCCTGTTTAGAAGTAGAAGTAGTCTGGGCGGGGCAGCCAGCGCCTAATCTGGCTGCAATCTTAACCTACGCATCGGAGAGACGATGGCCTTAAATGAGACTCAGGTAGTCGAACAGCCAGTCGCAGCAGAAGTAGAATCAGCCGAACCCGAATCACACTCCATCCCAGTTGTAGAGGAGCTAACTGGGAAAGGCCGGGAAAAGTGGTTAAAGGAGCCAGCGGATTATCCGCGCCCCCCGAAGAAGTCTGCTCCCAAATCTTCGACCTCGACGGACAAGGCGGACTCGTCAGCCGCAGCAGCAGATGTGAAGGAATCCGACGTAACGGAAGACTCGTCACCTTCCCCCGCTCAGGGAACTGAGGAAACCGCCGAAACCGCCGCAGAATCGGCAGCTGCGGAACCATCACAGTCGCAACCAAAGGGTAGCGAAGCTGAGAAGCGCATCAAGTCGCTGCTTAGCGAAACCAAGCTACTCAAGCAACGGTTAGCTCAACTGGAAGTGGAGCGTGGTGCGCCCCCGACGCAGGCTGCCTCTAAGCCCGCCGCCGAGGGTGAGAAAGCTCTCGAACGCCCCGACCCCTCGAAGTTTGAGACCCTCGGGGAGTATTTCGACGCTCTCTCGGACTTTAAGGTAGAGTCCGCGCTGCGTACCGAGCGGCAACGGCAGGCCCAGGAGTGGGAGCAGTCTCAGGCTCAACAGAAGGTTCAGGTTGAGCGTGAGCAGTGGAACTCGAAAATCGACGGTGCCCGCAAGCGACACCCCGACTTCGACACCATCGCTCTCAACCCCGACCTCCCCGTGGCAGAAGGCTCAGCAATCGACTGGTGGGTGATGAACAGCGAACATGGAGCAGAGGTGCTCTATCACTTCGCCTCCAATCCCGACCAGCTCGAAGCCCTGAACCGGATGCCTCCGCTTGAAGCCGCCAAGGCTCTCGCCAAAGTTGAGTTCGAAATGACCGACGCCCCTGCGCCTGTGCAACGTCAGGTTCCAAAAGCGCCTCCCCCGCCACGAGAGGCTAATACTCGTGGACAAGTTGACCCGATAGCGGCGGCGCTCGCAGCCGGTGACTTTGGCACATATCGACGCCTAAAGGACGCCGAGGAGCGAGGGAAACGCTCTTAAATATCTCACAAGTGATGCTTGGCAAATTCATTTCAATTTGTAGACTGGGTGACGATGGAGAGTTTGCGTATACTCGTCAACCAGTTGAAGGTAGCCGGTTACATGAACACCGACTACAACAAAGAGTATACGCGAGAGTTTGCGGTGGGCGAGACCGTTCGGGTCAAGCTGCCCCAACGCTTCAAGACCCGCGACGGCCTCGGCTACAACCCCCAAGCTCTAGATCGCCAGTACACCTCTGTCACCTGTAACCAGATTTTCGGCGTCGATTTCGAATGGGATTCCGTCGAAAAGGCTCTGAAAATGGAGCGTGGCGAGGAAGCAATCCGCAACGAATACATCAAGCCAGCGATGGCCGCAATTGCGAACGATATTGATTCGCGTGCAGCCTTGTTTGCTTACCAGAACACCAACAACATCGTTGGCGTGCTGGGCACCAACCCCACCTCGATGACCACCTTCGAGCAGGCGCGGGAACGCATGGTTAATCTTGCGTGCCCTCCCGGCAAGAAGACCCTCACGGTGGTGCCTCAGGTTAATACGAGCATGGTCCCGAGTCTGGCGAGTTTCCTCAACCCGAGCCGTCAGATTAGCGACCAGTACCTCGAAGGCTTCCTGGGCAAGCTCAGTGGCTTCGACGTGTGGGAAGATGTTAATATCTACAACCACACTGCCGGGACCGCTGGGACCGCTGGTAACGTGACCGTGGTGGGAGCTGGCCAGTCCGGCAGCGCCATCAACATCACGGGCACCGCAGCCGAGACGTTCCTGAAGGGCGATGTCATCAGCTTCGACGGCGTGCGAATGGTTAACCCCCAGTCGCGCCGAGTTGTGGGAGCTGAAGACAAGCAGTTTGTTGTCACCGCAGACCTCACCCTGACGGGCGGCACGGATGTGCTGAACATCGAACCCGCCATCGTTGGACCGGGGCTGTATCCGGCTGGTCAGTATCAAAACGTTGATGTGCTTCCGGGCGCTTCGGCAGTCATCACGTTGTTCCCCGGCACCTCAGCACCGCAGGGCCTCACGGGAGCGCAGAATCTGGCGCTGCATCGGGATGCTTTCGCGCTGGTGGGTGTGAAGCTGGAAGTCCCGAAGGCAGTCGAAATGTCCAGCCAGCAACGCGACCCCGAGACTGGGATTGCGGTGCGGTTCGTCAGGATGTTCGACCCGGTTCAATCGCGCATGATTAACCGCTTCGACGTGTTGATGGGCTTTGGAGTTCTCTACGGCGATAACTGCGCCGTAAGAATGTTGAGTGCATAGGAGATAATGACTAACATGAAAACACTATACAAAGCCGTTATCTCGCTGGTTCTGGCGTTCGTTGGACTCACTCCGGCGTTCGCTACCACCTCACTCACCCAAACCACCCTCGCGGCGGGTGTTAGTCGGACAAGCGACACGATTCATGTCGCCTCGACGACCGGCATCACCGTCAGCGGCGGGACCACTGCCACCGGCCTCTACATCGACAACGAGTATCTTGTGGTACTCGCGGTCGATACGACCAGTGGATTTGTGAAGGTCAGCAGGGGTCAGGCTGGCACGCGCTCTAACGCTCACCTGAGCGGAGCGATTGTGCTCGCCGGTCCGCCTCGCGCCTTCTACAACACCGACCCAAGCGGAGCAGCGGGTTATCCGGCTGCCTGCACCAACGCCGCCTACACCCCCTACATCAACATCATCACCGGCAATCAGTGGTTGTGCTCGACGGTGCTGAACAAGTGGGTGCCGGGATGGGGTAATCCGGGGAACTCCGGGACTCCTATCGCTGTGACCGCTGCGGTGGCTTCGGCTGCCGGGACGATCACCCCGAGCGGCCCCCTGTTTCACGTAACCGGCGCACTCGCTATCACCGGGTTCGTGATTCCGATCGGTTACAACGGTGGACCGTTCTGTATCATCCCAGACGGTAACTTCACCACCACCACAGCGGGCAACATCGCACTCGCTTCCACGGCAGTAACTAGCAAGCAACTTTGCTATGCCTACGATGCGAATGCGGCGAAGCCTTTCTTTCCTAGCTATTAGTTAGATAGTAAAGGGCGGGGGTGGCTGAAAGGTCACCCCCTCTCTCAATCCCCAGGAGGCTCCGTGGCAACAGTCCTCGACATCATCACCGACAGCCTCAGTGAAATTGGTAGCTATGCTCAGGGTGAAGTCCCCTCCGCCGCCGACGCCCAGTTTGCACTTCGCAAGCTAAACCGGATGTTGGATGCATGGAATGCGCGAAGGTTGATGATTTATACGACTACCTTTGCTCAGTATACGCTGGTGCCGGGCTTGATTCCCCACACCATCGGCCCGAGCGGCGCAACCTACACAGTCAGCCAGCGCCCCGTCCGCATCGAGGCCGCCAACATTATCTTGAACAACGTGGTTCCCTACGTGAAGAGTCCGCTGAACATCCGTAACGACCAATTCTGGGAAAACCAACCCGTCCCCACTATCACCACCACTCTCCCCACCGACCTCTACTACTCCCCGGCGTGGCCCAACGGTCAACTCTACATCTGGCCAGTCCCCACGGTCGCTTACGGACTCGAACTTTGGTACTGGCAGGTTATTAGTCAGTTTGCTGCTCTCACAGACACGGTGAGCTTCCCTCCCGGCTACCAGAACGCCATCGTCTATTCGCTGGCGGTGGAGATGGCGAATGCGTTCGGCAAACAGGTGAGCGGCTCGCTCGCCACCCTCGCTAACAATGCGTTCAACTACATCTTCGGCAACAACAGCGATTCGCCGCAGATTGCCACGACCGACAGCGGAATCCCGGACTGCGGCGGCAAACAACTGCCCAGCTTCAACTGGCGCACGGGCGGCTTCTCGGGGAGTCACTAGTGCCTAGCTTCGGATTCGTCGGACCCAGCTACGAATCACAATCGGTTAGCGCCGCTAACCAAGCCTCTATCAATCTCTATCCCGAGCAAATCGAAGTGGGCAACGAGAATCAGAAGGTGGTGCTCTACCCGACGCCGGGATTGCTTGAGTACACCTCGGCAGGCAACCAAACTCGCGGGAGCTGGCAGATAAACGACCGGGCTTTCTTTGTGAGTGATGATGCGTTGTATGAAATCCCCGCCACCACAGGCGCTCCCACCAATCTCGGCAACCTCGCCAACGACCAGCTCCCGGTGTCGATGATAGCCTATGGCGACCAACTGCTGATTGCGAGCGCCGGAATCGCTTATGTTCTGACGCTCAGCACCAACGCCTTCGCGCCAGTCGCAGCCCTCGCGGGTGATGATGTCATCAAGGTGGACTTCTGTGGGGGATTTTTTATTGCTCTGATCGGCGGCACTAACACTTTCCGCATCTCCGGCCCCATCGACGCCACCGTCTGGGACCCGCTGGACTTCGCACAGATTAGCATCTTCGCGGGCAATCTTATCTCCATGATAGTAGACCACAACGAAATCTGGTTGTTCAGCTCGCTCGCCAGCACCGTCTACTACCTCAGCGGCAACGTTGACTTCCCTTTCGACGTGAACCCCAGCGCACAGGTTATCGAAGGCGGAATTGCCGCCATCAACTCCATCGCCAAGCTCGACAATACAATTTTCTGGGTGGGCAAGGATACTCGCGGAAGGGGGGTGGTCTGGAGGGCCAGCGGGTATACGCCCACTCGGGTTTCCAATCACGCCATCGAAAATGCTATCTCTAAATATGGCGATATCAGCGATGCGGTTTCGTATGGCTATCAGGACCAGGGGCACGCGTTCTACGTACTATTCTTTCCGACCGCCGAAGTACTCCCTCACGAAACAAAGACTCACACCTGGGTTTACGACGTGGCGACCGGGATGTGGCATGAGCGGGGATTCTGGGACCAGCGCCTAGCCGAATATCAAGCCCACCACAGCTGGAATCATGTGTTCTTTGTGAACAAGCACCTGGTAGGCGACTGGCAGAGCGGCAAGATTTACGATATGAGTATTAACTATTATGACGATAACGGGGTGCTTATCAGAAGGCTCCGGCGCTCCCCTCACATCAGCAACGAGCAACAGTGGGCTTTTCATCAACAGATGCAGGTTTTTGTGCAGCCCGGACTGGGGCCTACGCCTCCCTTGCTCGACGGCCTCGGGGTAGCTCGGGGTCCGGTGATGAACCTTCGCTGGTCTAACGATGGCGGTCAGGTGTGGAGCAGCGAGGTGCCTGCCGACTGCGGACAGGTAGGCGAGTACACGCGCAGGGTGATGTGGAGACGGCTGGGGAGAGCGAGGGACCGAATCTACGAAATCAACATGAGCGACCCGATTCCGTGGCGGGTGGTAGATAGTTTTTTACAGGTCGAACCGGGGATTAGCTGAGATGCCCGTAATCACCCTACCCACTCCTCCACCGATGCGTGATAAATTCATCGGGACGGATGGCAAAAACACCGACCAGAACACCGGGATGTCGCAACCCTGGGTGAGGTGGTTGCTCTCAATCTTCACCACCCTCTCTCAACAGGTCGCCAGCATCAATGGCAGCACAATTGTAGACAGCAGCCAAGCAGACCTCGGGGCGCTGGCGGGCACTTTCACCGCCGCCAACACCGGCCAGATAGTCTACGTCACCGACTACAACCACACCCTTCGTTGGACAGGGACTGGCTTCACCTGGGGACCCGGCGAGAACGGCAGCGGTTACATCACGCCCTTCCTGAACGACCCCTCGCCCACCACCGGGTGGCAGCTCTGCGACGGCAGCGGAACCACCAAGCTCAACAGCGACGGGACCATCTCAGCGGTCACAGTCCCCAATTATGGCACCGCTGCTTATCTCAAGCTGAGCAGCGCCGCCCCCGTCGCAGGCCCCACCGCAGCCAGCGGAGCGAGCGGTTCAACGAGCGGTGGCACCCCGAGCGGCACCAACTCGAATCCCGACACCGGGGATGATGTGGGCGGAGGAACAGTCGTGCAGGTGGGTGTGGGAGCAACGGTCGCCGCCGAACCTCACCATCACACCACCACCGCCCCCGTGTTCACCGGCAACGCTCTGGCCGGTCACACCCACTCACCCGGAACTCTGGAGCTAGAGCGCACTCAACTGAAAGCGTGGTATCGTCGCTAGTATGTTAAATCTAATCCAGTGCGATGATTTCATCCCGAATGCTTATGAAATTCGAGAACAGGTTATTCAGCGTGAATTTAAGACCGAAAAAGGTCCCGATGGGGCTAATTATTCAAATGTCCAACTAGTTGAAGTACCCGAATTAATAGACCGCATCTCGCTGGTGTTGGGAGGAAAAATCATCCCCCGCTTGTCGGGATTTCGCTTAAATCTGGCGGGTGAACTTCCTCACTCATGGGTTCATTCAGACGAAATTTGTGCGGGCTGGGCGAGTGTTTTGTATCTAAATCCTCCCTCCCAATGCCAAGGGGGAACGGCTTTCTGGAAACATCGTGGATTAAACATCGACCACTCCCCTACTCCCGAAGCTATCACCAGCAACGGATTTGATGTGGAGTGGTTTCAACAAATGCTCTCACGCGAATGGAAAGAATTAGATTACTGGGAACAAGCAGGCTTCGTGACGATGAAGTTCAATCGTTTCATCACCTACCCAACCTCTATGTTTCATTCACGTTATCCTTTCGAGGGCTTTGGAACCAGCCCCGCTGACGGTAGACTCGTGTGGGTGTGTTTTTATGACTATGTCTGAGCTAAGACTACTGATGCCCGAAGAAGTTCCGCTGGTGTTGCCGCTGGCGAGAGAGTTTTTTGCAACCGGCGAAATCCCCGGCAAGCTGAATGAGGTTCATTTTGTAAATCTCTTTCGCAAACAACTCGCTGAAGGCAACGCGTTTATTATAGCTGCCGGAATCCCTCTTCGGGGCATGATTGCGGGTTTTGTGCATCAGGACCCTTTTGATGGTCAGCTGGTTTGCGGTGAACTCTGGTGGTTTGTTCGCAAGGAAGAACGGGGTTCGCTGGGATTGAGATTATTTAACGCATGGGAAGCTGAAGCTAAATCAAGGGGGGCAGTAAGGTTTCAGATGGCTCACCTTACAGGTAGTAAAACAGACTCACTCGATAGGCTTTTTGAACGAAAAGGTTATATAATGAAAGAGAAAATATTTGTAAAAGAGGTTAACCGATGAGTATCGGAATAGGAACTGCTCTGGCGATTGGAGCAGGAGCCAGTGTTCTTGGTTCAGGATTATCTGCTCATGCCGCCAATAAGGCTTCTGCAACCCAAGCCGATGCCGCTAACCATGCTGCTGACCTCCAGAAGCAGGCTGCTGACGAATCGCTCGCGTTTCAGAAGCAACAGTATGGTGAGAATGTAGCACGCCAACAACCTTGGCTAACCGCTGGCACTCAGGCACTCGGCAAACTCAGCAACCTCCCAACCTTCGCCGCTCCCACCGCTGCCGACGCCGCCACCGACCCCGGTTATGAGTTCCGCCTCGCGCAAGGTCAGAAGGCGCTAGAGAACTCCGCAGCGGGTCGCGGGAGATTGCTGGGCGGCGGGTCCCTCAAGGCTGCCGAAAACTACGGTCAAGACGCTGCCTCACAGGAATACGGAAACGTCTACGCCCGCCGGATGGGGGAGTACAACAGTCAGCTGGGGCAGCTTCAATCACTAGCGGGTGTCGGTCAGTCAGCAGGTCAGAATCTCGGTACCGCCGGTCAAAACGCCGCCAACACGATGAACTCCACGCTGATGAGCAGCGCCACCAACCAGGGCATCGCCGCAGGCAACGCCGCCGCCGCCCGCGCCTCGGGCTACCAAACCAACGGAGCCATCGGGAACAATCTGGCGAACTCACTCGGGAATACGATTCAGGATTATCTGACCACTCGCAAACCTTCTGGAGCCGCCAGCCAGGATTATCTAAAAAATTACTCACAACAGAATCCTGACTGGATTCCGGGGATGGACTAACCATGAGCCTCCCTATCATGCGCCCGGAAGGTCCCCAGGATTCGAACGTGGGCATCTTCAATCCCGTCCAGCGCCAGCTTTCTGTTCGCAAACTACTCGACGAACAACAAGCTCGCCAGCAGGAGAATCAGCTTAACCAGATGAAGCTCCAGGAAGCCCAGAAGCAGCAAGCCGAACAATCCGCTATCCAGCGAGCTTATTCTGACTCTGGTGGAGACATTGACAAATTCATGCGAATTGCTCCGGTCTATGGAGCTTCGCCCGAGACGATGTTTAAGTTGCAAGATGGCGTGGCGAAAGCTAAAAAGTCCCTTGCCGACATGGACGAATCCACCTTCAAAGCCCAAGTCGCCAAGAACGCTGTCGTTTCGTCGGGTCTTGACGCGGTGATGGCTGTTCCCGAAGAAGGTCGCCCCGCCGCGTGGCAGCAGACTATCCAGCAACTCTCCAAACAAGGCGCTCTTTCGCCCGAGGAAGCTCAACAGTACGCCCAATACCCCGGTCCCGACCAGCTTAAGCAAATGGATATGCAACGCAAGACCACCGAGCAGCTTCACCAGCAGGCTGCTGATGAGCGAGCGGCGGCGGTCGAGAAGCGTGCAGTAGAAGTTCAGAATGCCCGACGTGCAGCGGGAACCCTGGGGGGCGCACTCGCCGCCAAGCCCCAGGATATTCAAAATTACGAATACTACGCCCAGCAGGAGAAGGCCGCTGGTCGCCCGCCGATGACGTTTGAGAAATGGGTAGACCGTCAGAATGCCGCCAAGACCTCCGCTGCCGCCGACAAGTCCGACAAAACGATGGGCTATGCCGCCGACAAGGATGGAAATGTCATCTACACCTCCAAGGGAGAGGCTGAGAAATCTGGCAGCGTGTTCGAGCAAATCACTCCCACCGATGTGAACAAAGACCGCCAAGCGATTAGCCTGATGAGCAACACTCAGCTGAACACGTCGAATTACAAGAAAGCTCTCGATGCTCTCCCCGGACCCATATCGGTTCAACACTCCGGCTGGATGCAGGATATTCTGACCGACCCCAAACTCGACGACGCCACCCTGCTCAACTACATCGGCGCAGGCAGCATCGCCAGCGTGGCACGTCAAATTGGTCGCGCACGCGAATGGAACATGCTCACCGAACCTGAACGCAACGCTCTCACCCAGTATCTCCGTGCCAAAGCAGCGGTTCTCTCTTATCAACGCGCTATCACCAACCAGGGCCGCACGAATCCCGAAGCTCTGCATGTAGAGTTCTCAACCATCCCTGAACCTTTTGTTGGTTCAACCGCTGCTGCCCCACGTTTTGATGCTTTTCAGGAAAACATCGACCAAGTCGCCAGTCGCTTCCCCAGCAACCTCCCCGGCGCAGAGCATCCCCGCGATATCCGCAAACGCATCGAAGGTTCAGCTAAAACATCATCTACTCCTCCTGCTGGTGCAACTATGAAAGTGCCAGGTTCAGATGGTAAGTTACATTGGAGTGACGGAAAAATAGATTTGGGGGTAGCTGAATAATGCCAGAAATTAAACTGGATTTCAGCAAGGCCCAACCAATTAAGTTAGATTTTTCTAAAGCTCAATCTGTTTCATCACAGCAGCAAGCCCCACCCGAATCTCAAGGTATGAAGGTGTCGGACCTCCTGACTGGCCCCGCCTACATGGTCAGGCATCCGATTGATTCAGCTAGATTACTAGGTAGTTATCTGGGTGGAGGAGAGCCGGAGACTGTTAACAAAACCGCTCGTGAGGGGGAAGTCGGCAATCGTTTCGCTGCTCCCGGCGCAACTAACACTCCTCTCGCACAGGGAGTCTCAGAAGCGGGTGCGGTTGCCAGTCTGGGGGCTACATCTGAGATAGGTGCTCCCCGGAATCTACCCGTGCGAGAGGGTCTGAGGGGAGCCGCCAGCAAGTTGAAGGAGAAAATCTCACGTCCAACGGTGACGGAGCAACTTCGTTCTGCTCCAACCGAGACAGTAAAACAAGAACCCGTTGTAAATATCGGCGGCGGACGTACAGCTCCCGCCAAGGACATCGGTAGATTTATGAACGAGGGTTATCAGTCTACGGGCGAGTTATCTGCTGAACAAGCTGCCGCCCGTAATGAGCAATACAACGCCCACGCCCAGGAGCTGATGGACCGGCAGACAGCTCAAGATAAACTCGACGCCGCCGCCAACAAAGCCAGCAACGCCCGCGCTCGCCTGGAGCGTCAAGCTCAAGAACAAAAAGGTTCCGTGATGGCGAAGGATATCGAGCAGGCGAGGGAGCTTGAGAAATCTCAAGTCGAAGCCGCCGCCCAGAACAAGAAAATTGACGATAAATGGTGGAATGATGTGCAGCAGGAACGCCAGCAGCGAGCAGGCGCTCACGCTGAGATGGAAGGTGAGATTGGCGCGGGTCGTCAGGAACGAGCAGGTGCTCACACACAGATGGAGCAGGATATTGGCGAGGGTCAACAAGCGCGAGCTGCAGGCCGGAACGAGATGTATGAATCCCTGGCTTCAGCTCGCAATCGACGGGGAAATCCCCGAGCGACCGCTGCACCCGGAGCGGCTCCCGAAGAAACCCCCATCTTGAAAGGTAAATCCACTCCTACGCCTCCCGGTGAAGGTCGCCCCGCCACCTGGACAAACGAGCGGGTGGTTGAGTTGGCTACCAAATCTCAAGACCCCCTTGTGCGTCAACAAGCTATCGACCAGTTGAATATTCGTAAAATAAAAGTCCCCAATCTAAAATATATCACCGGCGAAGGTTCACCTTTCGAACGCAACGTCAGCTCAAACGCCATTCGCAACCGTTTCATGTCGCCCGACCCAGCGATGCTGGACGCGGGACTGGGGACACTTCAACCGGGCGCTCAGCTTCCCAAACCTCTTTCCCTTAGTGAGCAATGGAGTCAAGTGGCCGCTAATGCTGCTAAAGAGGGAGCTGACCCTCAGATGGTCAGCAGGTTGAACCAGATTAGCGAAACAATGGCGCGTGCCGAAAAGCATATTAAAAATGCCCCCGCCGAACGTACTGGCTTGAATGCCAGCGGTGAATCCGCCGCCAGCCAGGAAGCTATCAACCGGGTGGCGAGTGAGAAAGCGGGGGGCATCAAACGTTTCCGTATCGACACCCGCTCAGGAAACGAAATCCCTCTCACCGGGGTGGATGCCGTCGATGCCCGCCCCGGACAGTATGATGTTATTGTAGAACGTAGCCCAAAGGGCGAGACGGTTCTGGATAGTGGTCCAAAATCCCGGCCCTACAGGAGCAAGCGATAATGCCACCTCTGGTACAGCCCTCACCGATCATCAGGTATCAATTCTTCGACGCCAATGGCGACCCCCTGGCGTTTGGCAAGATTTATACCTACGCTGCCGGGACCAACACTCCCGCCGCTACCTACACCGACCACACCGCCAACACGCAGAATTCCAATCCCATTATCCTCGACGCGGGTGGATACGCTGACATCTGGCTCACCGCCAGCAGCTATAAAATCAGCGTCCACAACGCCGCCGACGTGCCCCTCTACACCATCGACGGACTCCCCGGACTGGGAAGCATTATCAGCGCGGGCAGCCTTCATCCGCTGTTTACCACCTCTCTGTCGGGTGGAGCCATCAACTTTGCCTTCGACTCGGTGAACGCTTACCAGCTATTCGGTCGATTCGCTGGAACCTCGGGCGACCCCAGCTATGGCGCGGTCGGCAGCGACAAACAGATCACTCACAACGAAAGCGGCCAGATGCGCGGTTCGCAGGACCTCCTGTGGGATGATGCACTTAAAATTTTCACGGTGGGGACAAGCGGAAGTCCTGTTGTACGTCTGCTCTCCGATTCTGGCGCAGGCAAGATTATCTTCGGTACAGGCGTCGCACCGTTTATTGAAGACCACTCTGGCTCTGGTTTCTTCATTACCGGAGAAAATGGGCAAGATATAGTTTTCGGAACCCGTACGACTGGACCCGCCGACTATGTAATGGCTGCAAGCGGTGGCAATATAGGCTCTCCTCGCGGTACGTTTGCAATGGGTAGCGGTTCGGCACCGGGTGATCTATTTCTGAACGATGGCAATCAAACCGCTGGCGTCCGTGCAGGCCCACACGTCATCGGTGGTTCACTCGCCACCCCCGAAACCTTCATCGCCGCTCCCACCGGGAGTCTCTACCTAACCACGGCGGGCGGAGCGATGACAACTCTCTGGGTCAAAGAATCTTCACCGACAGCTTCAACAGGATGGGTGGCTAAGTGATGACTAAGATTGAAAAATTTATTCTCTTCGTGGTGGTGCTGGCGGCGATATGGGCGTTCAGTCTCGTCGCCCGAGCAGCGAATGATGCCCTCCAGCCCACCGAGCTTCAGACCCTCAAGCTCCAACTCAAACAACGCGATGCTCAAGTCGCCCAAAAGGATGTCTACATCGCTCAGCAGAACTTCCAGCGAGCGGTGGATGCGCTCCGATTTGAAGCCGAGCAGGTTAAGATCGACAACAAGTGGCCCCAGTCGGTTCAGTTCGACCCCGATACTCTGAAGTTCGCTCCCCCCAAGGAGGAGAAGTGAAGCGACTACTCGCACTACTCATCATCATCGCCGGGTGCTTGCTGCCTGTCCCCGCACACGCCCAGTTCTCGCGCATCATCGGCATCACCTTGCGTCAGAACAATAACTCCCTAGCCGCCTACTACTCCTCCCCCTTCACCATCAAGGCGGGACCGAATTGCAGCTGGAGCATCAGCGGCACCACCGGAACATTCGACTGCTCGGGTGGCGCAGCATCTAGCGTACCGTTCAGCGGCATCACTTCGGGCACCAACACGACTGCTACGATGGTATGCGGAACGGGTTGTTCTATATCCACGACAGGTACGGGCACAATTAGTGCAACCCCTGGCGGAGCGGTTAGCTCTGTCCAGTACAACAATGCTGGAGCTTTTGGAGGCATAACGAACCTGAGTGGTAACCAGACGAATTGTGGTGGGTTGGGTGCTGATTGCCAGTTGCTCTCAGTCCTGCCGACGGCGACGTTCAAGTACATCATGGTTGGAACTGCAACAGACGCCCCTGCGGGAAACTATTTCGACATATATCAATTCGGCTCAACGGGCGGATTGTATATGGACAGCTACAACGGAACACATGGGGCGAGTTTTACTCTGGATTATTCCGGCGACAGCGGCGTCACAGCGTACTCACCGAACGGCGGAATCTCCGTAGTGACTCATGACGGCTTTGAAAGTTCGATGCTTTCCCGTTTCATGGTTCAGACGCACACGAACCAGATTCCTGTGACGGGCGACTTCGCGCTATCCGGGGGATGGGGAAGCACTGGGGCGAAAGCGAACATTCGCGGTTCGGACAACGCGCCGGAGATTCAGGTCACCCCGGGCGGGACCGGCATCGCGGCGAATCCGACGATCACTTTCACATTCCACAACGGAGTTTTTGGCAACACATCTCAGACCTGGGTGGGAGTTTGCCAGCAACGCGGCGGGACTGGCGCGGTGGCCGACATCACGTGGGCCTCGACGACTACGACTCTCGTAATGACCTACAACGGAACGCCGGTTTCCGGCTCGACCTACATCATCAGTTGCTTCGGCACTGTGAACGGGGAGAACTAACATGAAAACACTCAAGGCACTCTCGCTCCTGCTTCCGTTCTTTCTAATCGGCGGACTCCTCGCGCTCGCGCAGCAAGACACGCACACCGGGCGAGTGTGGGGACCGTTGTTGGTGTTCGGTACCGATAACAGTGTAGCCGGAAGCCTGACGCTCTCGAACGGTTCCGCGAACGCCCACACAGTCTGGAGCAGCGGCGCGACCACCACGAACACCATCAACGGTTTTGCCACCGTTCCCACCACCGGCCACCTGCTCGATTGCACCGTGTCGAGCACGACTTGCTTGCTTCACGATAGCGGTATCGCTACGGCAGCCGTGACGCAGACGATAGCCAGCGGAGCGAAGGCTCTCGCGACTGGCGCAATCTCATCTGGCACCTGCACCACGGCTCAAACCGACACCGCGACTGGCACCGCCACCACTGACAATGTCATGGCCGACTTCAACGCTGACCCAACCGGAGTGACCGGCTATGCTCCAGTCACAACGGGGATGCTGACAATCATCAAGTACCCGACATCGGGCACGGTGAATTTCAAGGTTTGCAATCTCACGTCGTCAAGCATTACACCGGGGGCGATCACACTGAACTGGAGAGTCACACGCTAGTGAAACGGCTCCTCCTGCTGCCGCTGCTGCTTCTCGCGTGCCCCTCGGCGTGGGGGGCGGCTGCCGTACTGGGCATAAGCACCACCAGCACTGCCAACGCGACCAGTTATGCGACGGGGTCTTTCACCCCAGCGTTTGCCGACCGCATGGTTGTATTCGTGACGGCATCCGATACAGTCGCCACGGGCACCACGCTCACCAGCAATCAACCCTCACTCAACTTCTCCTTGGTTACCTCAGCCCTGAGTCGAACCAGTCTGGATACAACCTATGTGTTCGTATCCAATGCGCCAGCTGCTGGAAATGCCATCGTCTTAACTTTCGACTGTTCCGCCGATGCAGCGACAGGCGCAATCATCACCGTTATTCGCATCAGTGGAATAACAAAAGACGGTGTGGTTTCCATCAAACAGTCTGCAAAGATCGAAAATCAGGCAGCAAGCGGAACGCCTGCAATTACCTTTGGTTCATCTGTGTTGACTGGCAATCCCACCTTGGTCGCCGTAACCAACTCCTCGAATCCTGCAGCTTTAGCTCAGCCTGTAAGCTGGACAGAGCGGTCGGATAATGGATATGGGACTCCACCTACGGGACAAGAAAGCGCCACCAGAGACAGCGGGTTCACTGGGACGACGGTGACCTGGAATGGTACATCAGCTTCGGCATTCAGTGCGGTAGGAGTAGAAGTGGATGCTTCGGCGTGTACGGGTATTTGTATCTATCAGGATGGTTCCACCGAAGCGGGAAGCGGGACCGACGGTTCGGTTGGATTGCTCAGTAGCAGCATTGCTAATGACTATTTTTACGTGGCGGTTGGTCTGAGTAACGCAACAGCTACGATTACCACCATCTCAGACACTTGTTCGGATACCTTCACGCAAGCGACCAGTTCTCCCGCTCGGGGGGCGAATAGTTCTGTCATTGTGTATACGGCCAAAACTTCTGGCGGTTGTGGAACGATTACAATAACCATTTCCACGAGCGTTGCCCACAGCGTTTCGATCATCGAATATAGCGGCCTAAACACCACCAGCGCTGTTGATTGCGATACGAAGGGTACGGGAACGGGCACAGCCTTCCTGACGACTGGCCCAACTTGCACAACTTCAGTTCCAGCAGCAATTCTCATCGCAACCAGTTATCAACTCGCCGATGCAATCGTTACCCCTGGAACAAGCTATGTGAATCGGTTGGGAAAACTCACAGGGGCAACGTTTACTTATAAAACGGAGGACCAGATTGTTTCAGCGACGGGAACTTATACGGGTAGCGCAACCTCCGCGACCAGTGCCGAGTGGGTTATGCACATGATTGCACTCAAGAATGCCACGCAGCCCCCTGGTGCGATAACCCAAGTCGGCGCATTCCTGGTGGGTCCATGAAAAGAATCCTTCTAATTCTAGCTCTATTAGCTCTACCTATTCGAGCGAGCGCGAGCGCGACGTTCCTCCAGATCGTTACGGGTAGCGGCGGCACCGGCACGACGAGCGCACCATCGCCTACCATCACGACGCACACCGGAAACCTAGTCATCGTCGCGACGATTATTGGTGGCGGAACGACGAATCCGGTTACGTCGGTGACTGACACGGGCGGCAACGGATATACCTTTATCACTGCTGCCGATGCGGGGAATGGGAGTCTTTTCGGAGGCTGCAAGGCGAGACTGTTTTACTCCGTCATCACGACCGGAGCCACGGGCGCAGTCACGGGCCATACGGGAGTGAACATCTCGGGCTTTAGCAACATGACCGTCTTTGAATACTCAAATGCGGGCGGCTGGGCTG